TTGCGGTAGCGGCGGATCTCGCGCATCAGATTAGGGCAGGTGCCCTCCAAGAACTTCAGCCTGGTGGTCCCGTCCCCCCTAACATGGAGCATCTGCCGGACGAGCGCGGTGCGGGCGAGGATGTCGTCTGACCCGGGCATAAACCCGAACCCGCTGATCTGGGCGCGGATGTTCCGCTTCTTTAGCTCCTCTGAATAAAGCTCATGCGGTAGACGACCTGACCCCAGGTCACGCAGCATGCCTCCATGCATGTCCATTATGAAGTTGTAGTAATGCTGGCCATCTGCCTTCTGGGCAAACTGCTCGCCAAAGATGAGGCTGTTGGCCTGCCGAATATAGAGTTCGTCGTAGATCAGCAGGTACTTCTCGTCGGGAGGAACGGCACCAAAGATACAAGCCAGCACCGTATGGCCCGGGTCAATCGCCACGTACTTCGTCCAGTCTGCCGGAACTTGTCCAGCTGGGAGATCCTCCCGCCGCAGTACATGCACTGCGGGATTGAACGTCGGGTACATAAGCGTCGATTCAGTGGTGAACTCACCCTCCGCCCGCATGCGGAGTTCGTCCATCCCCAACGCAGACCACCGCTCAATGTTCTTCTTCTTCTCTTCGGAGTCGATGTGGGCGTTATCCAAGAACCGCAGGGTAAACTTCTTAATGATCGAATCCGTGCGCCCCTCTTCCTCTGCTTTGTCAGCGCGTTCGCACAAGCCAAGCAGAGCGTCATTCTTGGAATGTGGCATGGCCGACCAAACAAACCGGCCTTTACGGTCTGCAAGCCGTGCCTGCATCTCCCCCACCCAACGCTCGTTATTAATGTCTTCATCAATGTGTACTAAGTCAGCCTGGAATCCTTGGGGAGGTTCGCCTTCTGAGGAGAAACAGTTAATAGTCCAGCCGTTGGTTAGCTCGCACTTATTGAGGTAGCCCGCGTTCTTCAGCACCCAACTCATTTCCTTTATCATCCGGGGCGGGATGAGGGGCGGGGCTGGTTTCGCCTTGGAGGCATCGTCTAGCCCAGGCCGGAAAGCCCTCCAGCGATGTGTCGTTTCGTCCTTTATCATTTTGAATGCCCCGGCCCGAAACAGCATCGGCACCACCACCAGTCCGATGTGGGGCCAGTTCCTGCCGATGATCACTAGGTTCCCGTCCTCTTTCGGATACTTCCCGTAAGGGTCTTGTCCGGTGGCTGCGCGCGCGTCCTCTATGAAGCTTGCTGCAGATTTTCCTGACCGATTTCCGCCGATTAGAAGGCGTTCGCTCGCCATGCACTGATGGAACTCCTCCTGCTTGGGCATGGGGACATACAGACGCAATGCTTCGATCCGGCGCTCGGCCAACTCCAACTGCACGTCCCGCAACTGACCGAGAGCATGCTGCGTGATGCCTTGGACCGCAGGCTCGTCAGGAGGCGGCGGCGGCGGGATCTGTGGATGCTTTCTCATATTCGCCGCAGTAATCACTCTGGGTGGTGATCGGCTGCGTGTCCTCTTCCTTGGTCACCTGTGGCGGGTATCTCCGACACTTCCCAAACCGGGATTGGAGACTGATCAGTTCCCACCATCGGCACGTCTGACACTCCATGCTGTAGCTCCTTCAGAGGGATTCCTTTGACCGTGATCGTTGTGGCGGCTTCTAGGATTCGCTCGCGTAGCTCGTCCTCCAACTCGTCCTCAGTCCACGCTGTGAGTGGCTTCTTGGCTCCACCCATGGCAGTGTTGGCGGAGACTAGGCGCACCACGGTGTCCAGCATCTTGGTGCGAAACGCGCCGCCGGACGGGGAGTCGAACAGCTGCTTCATATAGCAGTTGGCAAACCCGCGCACGCCGCCGAAGTATTCCATCAAAACTTCTAAGAGTTCAGACGAATGCGGGATGTTGGCTCCGCCGATGCGGGCCGAAGCGATGAACAGATCCACCGCTCCCTTCTCAATCTCCGCGAGCTTTTTGTTGCCCTTTTTTTTACGAACCTTCTTCTCATGGGCATTGCGGCACTTGCGACAACGCGCGTGAAACCCATCCTTCGACTTGTGCCAGTTTGCTTGGATCACCTCATAGGAGTGACCGCACTGGATGCATGCTTTGTATTCAGCCAACGGTAGGTTTCACTGTCCACTTGGGGCGGAGGTCCATCAGCTTCACGCCGTTATCGAAGTTGGCTGTCCAGCACTGTTTCAGCTTGGCACTGACATCCACGGCTTGGATCACCTGCGGCTTGCCTACGCACTTGGGCTTCCAGTGACCCGCCCACGCATCCCAGTTGCAGAACACGGGGTTGTAGCCCAGCTTCTGGGTTCCTGTGAGAGACAGGTCGCGGGTCATCGTCACATCCTCAGTCGATGCCTTCTCAGCCTGGTACTTGTCGGGGTACTCATAGTAGAACCACGGGTGGTCTTCCGTGGTCTGCGGCTCGGTCAACTCAAAGGCCCGCATGTCGTACATAATCAGACCAGTAGGCAGGGCGGCGCACTCTTGGATGCCGCCCATCTTTGCCGCCGTGTCCCGGTCGTACATCTCCAGTTTGAAATCTGGATTTGCATTCTCGGTCTGATGCGACTGCCACCGAAACACGTAGACGTTCTCCGTGGGTGGAGGCCCGCAGTAGGGCGCGCCGATGACCACTGGTCCCTTGGGATAATGGTCAATGAGGAAGTCCAGCGAGGACTGGATGAACTTCTTGCCGTCTTGGTACATGTCCGGCTTCATATCGCTATCGACCATCACCAGCACATCGACCCCGTAGTCCCGGGCCATCAACACGGCGCGGTTGCGGGTCATAGTGATGGGCGTATCGGACAGGTTCCACATCTGCACGTTGTCTACGCGCGGATCCTGCGACAGGGCGGAGACAGTGGGAACAGCCCACTCACGGATGTCGGGGACTTCGGACGAAATCCCCCCATTGCCGCCATAGGAGAACGTGCAGATACCGACACGGAACTTCTGTTGCATTTCACACCCCGGGGATAGGTGTACAGTTCTACAGTATTACTAGCACAGTGTCAAACGAGATTGCGCTAGTTTGTGACGCGGGCGTTACCTGCCTGCTGCGTGTACTTCTTGTTCTTAAAACCGCCGCTCTGGCCAGCGCCGGAAGTTACGTGCGCTGCGGGGGCTGCGGCTTTAGGTTTCCAAGCAAGTGCCCCAGGATCGCCAGAAGCTGCCCTCTGCCTCAAAGCCTGCAAGTCTCTGATGTGCTGTGCGTAGCTGGCGGGCGGGCCGTTGCCCTGCCACGTCCCATAGGTGGCTCGCTGCCACTTGTTGATCTCACCATCGATCATTGCCAGCTGCGATTGCTTGCCCTTAGAAGAACCAAGATCGGTGTCCATGGCGGCGACTGCCTTGTCGTAATCGGCCTGCGACAACCGACCGTCATGGAGTCGCTTCCAGAGTTCGCCCGTGTACTCGTCGGCCATCTGGCTTGGGGTGTGGTCTACAAACTTCTTGCCACCCACATGCTCCCTGTAGGACTTGCCAGTGGTGGCCCCAGAGAGCCAATGATCACGCATGGTCTGCAAATCGGAATCACTTTGCGATTTGTCTCTAGCCGATTTCTTCTTGGCAGCAATGGGATCCTCGCCATAGGAAGGCGAAGCAGCTGCTGGCGCGGCGGGAGGGGCTGGCGGGAGACTGGGTTGGGCGTTAGCCGGATCGTACTGGTCGCCGTGCGTGGCAGGGGCGATTGATTGAGCGGCACCAGTGGCAGCGGGGGCGGGCGTGCTTGTCGGCCTAGCTGGCGATTGTGACCCGAGAGGAACCGGGGTGGGATGCTCGGCTCGGTACTTCTGGCCAGCGTCCCAGTTGGCCGTGGCGTCTTGCCCACGCCCGCTGAAACTGTCTGACAATACCTTGCCCGTTGATGGGTCGCGGTAGTACCGCACACCACTGTCATACATTGGAGTCTTCTGGCTGTTGAAGCGGTCCACTCCAGCTTGGTTGACTGCAGCGATGTCGGCGTCTGTCCATGTTGCGGGACTGCGAGACATCGGGTCGCCCTGCGGAGCGGTCGGAGCAACCGGCGGTGGAAGCTGACGACCAAAGTCCCAAGCGTTGTAGTCGTTCATCAACCCGCGCTGAGACAGGAACTGCTCAAAGCTGCTTTGGCCAGGAGAATTTGGGCTGGGGTTGTATTCACGCTGGCCCCAGCTTGGGGTTGGGATGTTGGCGGCGTTGTTGCCCAGAGGGTTCTGCCACGGCCGCGAGCCTTGGAAGAACTGCTGGGAGTTATTCATTTGCTGCTGGACGGCAGGGTCGTACACAGGCGGGTTCATCTGGTTGTACGCCTGAGTGAACGGATCCTGCGGAGCCTGCTGCTGCATAAAGGGATTGACGAACGTCCCATTGGCCAGCTGGTCGTTAGCCTGCTGCATCAGCTGACCCTGATCGAAGGTCACCGGACCAGACAGCTGCCCGCCCGAGTATTGGTTGAGACGGTTCGACAGGTTGCCAGCAAATGCCATCCGTTGGTTCAGCCCAGCTTGGAAGTCCATCGGCTTGCCGCCAGCAAACGTGGAGGTCGCCGTAAACGGGCCTGGGCGGGTGTCAATGGAGTTGTACGCCATGTTGCCGTCCCAACTCTGCCCGTCTGTCTGCGGACCATACACGCCCGTCTGAGGGTTATAGACCTGCGAGTTGTACGACCCCGGCATGGTGAAAGACGTGGCGCGGTTATCGCCGCCGTACTGCTTTGCCGCTTGGTTGTATGCCTGCGCCCCAATCTGGTTTGAAGGCACGTTCCCAGAGAGGTCGTTGACCCTAGCGCCCTTGGGCGGAGTGCG